ACGCACCCGATGACGTCATGCGTTTTGCGATGGTACTTTACCAACTTGACAGAGATCTCATATACAGATACGGTGATATATATGATGGGGATAATCAATATCTTCGTGTTGCCTACATGTTGAATGAACTAGAAGAAGATAAGTTTAAGAAGGAACTCCAAAGACGAGACAAACAACGGGAGAAATACAGGGACATTAACAATATATTTAGAATGGTCATAGATACAGGAGGGGATCTCCTAAGACAGTATGTACTTGAACCCGATAGAGTTGATGAAATCATAGATATAGGATTAAAACTTGTAGATTATGCGAATGATGTCATGAAGACCATTCGGACAAGATACAATTGTCTGGTTCCCTACAATATTAATCTTTTCTAAAAGTAAGATGATACTACTTGTATTGGCTCTCATACTATTGGTACTTTACCTATTACCAATATACCGAGAGCCTCGTGTCATTCCAAACTTTCTGACAGAAGATGAAAGGAAACATATCATGGAAAAGGCTAAAACAAAGTTAGATGTCTCTACTATCGCCGAAAATCGGGTAGTTGATAAAAAGGTGCGAGACAGTGAAACTGCGTGGCTTGATTTTACGGATCCAGTGGTGATGCGTGTCGCTCGTAGATGTGCGTCCCTCACAGATAGACCCACTATGAACTGTGAACATCTCCAAGTTCTTCGTTACAAACCGGGTGGTCATTATAGACCCCACCAAGATACATTCAGTGACACCAAAGGTAATAAGAGAATGTACACGGTGATATTGGCTCTCAATGACGACTATGAAGAGGGTGAAACAGAGTTCCCCAATCTAAAGAAGAAGTACAAGCTGAAAGCGGGTGATGCTCTCCTTTTTCATACCCTTGACAATTATGAACTCATGACATCCAAGGCTTTACATGGTGGGAAACCTGTAAAGTCTGGGGAAAAGTGGGTTTGTAATTTATGGGTACACAAATATCAATACAACGAATGAATACTATAAGCGAGTGTAATTCTACCAGGTTTTAATGAAGGTACCTTCTTTTATATCACTGAAGTCACCTGTATAAGTTTCATTTGTCAATAACATAACCATGTATTCATGGTATACCTATATGTTCCATGTAGTTCAAGGGTTTTGTGTGGATGAGACCAATATGGTGGAAAAAATAACGCTTGACCAGCTTTCAGTTTTATTTTTACATCTTGTTCTGGAAAAACAATTTCTCCACCTTCGTAGTCACCATTGAGTGCGATTATCACACTCGCAATTCTTACCATACCATCGTTTAATGCACCGTCCTCGTGTATTCTTGTAGGTCCGTGTATTTTTCTGAGTTTACAACCACAATGACATTTTATAGAACTTACGTCAATTGGACTTGTTTCCCGAACTTTATCAATAATACGTTTTATAAACTTAGAAATCATTTTATTTATTGTGTCGTGTAGTTCTCTGTCAGAGTTTATTAACATTTCCAATATTATGCACATGGATTGTACATTAGAATCGTGTCCATAACACTCCTTAACTGTTGCATGTTTATCAATGATATTTATAAGTTCTTGACATTCATCAAAACTTAATATGTTATCAATTACAAAAATCTGTCCCCGTGGAAGTTCATTCTGTGAAGTCATCTAAATGGATTCCGTTTAAACTTTTAAGCAACTTCACCTCTCTCGTTGAGCTTTTGGCGATTCAACATATGAAGTTTTTCCACATCTTTCTTATTTTGACCTACATATGGGACGGCGTATCCCTCGTCGCACATCCACTTGTTAACATTAGTCCACTGACCATCCTCGAAGACCCACACCTCTGCGAGGATGCGCCCAAACTTACCACGAGAGTCCTTTTCGGGACATCTAAGTTCAATCTCAATATCATCCTTATCGGATGCAATCGCCTTAAGACACCACTCCTTCAACTTCTTCTTGGAAAGGAGTCCATACTTCTTCTCTTCTCTATCTGATGTACGAGACTCTGGGGTATCGATGCCAAGGAGGCGTACCCTTTGACGAGTACACACATCAAAACCAAGGTCAAGGGTCACATCAATGGTATCACCATCGACAACTTTTTCTAGGGAGGAGACGCGGTAGACAAATTCACACACGGGCTGGGAGTAAGTAGACATATAGTGTAAATGAACATTATTCTCCCCACAGATAGCTCATAGACCTTGACGTTGATAGTTTGATACGTTTGAATAGCCACCACATCATATTAAAAGAAAGCGACATATTTTTTAATATGGTTGATGTAGAAGCCCTCGCCAAACAAATATATTCTCAACTGGGTGCTGGTTACAGTGAGAGAGTATACCACAATGCTATGGAGGTACTTCTACGAAAATATGGTGTTCAATATGAGAGTGAGCGCATCGTTCCAATCCCATTTGAGGGTCATGTGATTGGGAACTTGAGAGCCGACATTATTATTAACAATGAGACAATCTTGGAGTTCAAAGCGATTAAGACTCTGAACGATGCGGCGGACTTACAGGCACAAAACTATCTTCATCTGACTGGGTTGAAGAGAGCGTATCTGATAAATTATCCCCCGTTTCCGAACCGAGAGGTTGAGGTCCGCCACATTGTTGCATTAGGATCATTAGAGGAAACATCTTAGCCAATATTCCATAAAATTCTCGAGCTTCATCGTGGTATTTTTTTGGATCTTGAAGACCATCTGTGAGAAGTTCGTTGGCTCTATTTAGATGATATTTGGCTTCCTCTATACAGAACTTTTGATGTTCATTCATTATTCACTTGTGTGTCAGCTTCTTTAAGCATGAAACATATTGGACATTTATGGTACTTTGGGAAGCATGTTAGACATGCGTAGTGAGGACATTTCCTAAACTTTACACATTTCTTGATGTTAAGACAAAGTAGACATTCTACGTCATCCTTAAAATCAAGAATTTGATTCTCGAATTTCCAGAAACAGAGACTACATACCTTCAATCCTGCGTACATCTGTTTATGACAGACATCAAAATTAGGACAGGGTTCCTTGATCATTACTATATAGTCGGTATAAATTCCCACTGCAAATCGCAACAAATCTTTTTCCATATCACATCTTGTTGATAAAGTTTTTCTTTAGATTTGAGTAATGGAAAGTACTGAAGATATTCATCTGCTCCCAAGAGTTCACAAAATTTATAGAGGACGTATGAATAACTAAGAAAGTTTTTCCTTTCGGAAGGGCAGTTGTCATCAAATGGTTTTTGAATATCCTTAAACATAATTCGCAATTGTTCTTCCAGTTCTTGTGGCATGTTAGGCGCTCTGATGCCATTCAGAATATTTGTTATATATGGAACATGTTCATAGTACTTGTTTAATCTCAACTTTTTGAGCAATCCTCTAATTTTAGCGTGTGTAATTTCATCCAATTTCTTGATCTTAATCTTTTTGAGTTCAGATCTCAATTGTTCCATCACCTCATCGGGTATCGTTGTCATTTCCTGTGCTTGAAACTGACTCAACCATTCATTGAAGTGGTTCTCCCTTTTGTAACTATAATTAACAACTTTCTCCGATGTTTCTTGTTCTTCTCTATATGTCAACTCTTCGCTAATCAGACACGCTATGACTAGACCACATGAATCACATACAAGTTCACTTGTATCCTGAAAATGTACTATGTTACTCGATGAACAGTTCGTACATTGTTCTATTATACGATCTTTCGATCTGGCTACATTTTGATTTTCTACTTCAGCGAGATAATCGATGAATATGTCTTTACGTTTTAGACCCACTGTCTCTTTCACGTTGAATACATTATCAGTATTTGTTTCGATACCATTCTCTTCTACATATTGATTCATATATGGCATGCACTTGATTATATACTCAGACATCTCATCTTCGTACCTGCTTTTATTTGAAGGATCGGTTTCAATAAGATTGTTCCAATTTTCAATCTTATTGTTATACCTACTTAAAAAGTTTCCCTCCATTATAATTAAGAATGTTGATCAAACTTTTAAGTACTGTTATATTTTGGTACAAAAAATTGACTACATATCCAGACTATCACATTATTTCAGAGGAACTTGAGTATAAAATAGACTATAGAATAAAGTATCAAATCGAAGATGAATTCTGGAAAAATGAAAGTAAGGATTGGGATGGTGTACTTGATGAATTCTATGTACTCGTGAGTGGTAAGAACTTCAGAAATACAATTG